TGTCATAGGTATTGGCATTCATAGCTAGAAAGGATAAGAGAAATGCATGAATAAGGAACAAACACGCGCTTTGCTTGGTCAGCTCATAAGCTTGCAAGCCATGATAAGAGAAATGGAAGAAAACGGTTTTTCATGGGATAAGATGCAATCAATAAAAGATAATTTGCGGCTTATGATTATAGACATTGAGAAAGCACTCGATTGACGCGCTTCTAATCCAAACGAGAAACACGCTTTTATTTATTTGAACAAACTACATACACACACACATGAATACACTATTTGAGTTAATACTATTTTTTCCCTGGGTTCCGGTTTTCGCGGTCATAGCCTGGGACCTTATCCAATACGAGAAAGGCGGGGACCTATGAAGCACGCAAACGATATTTTCCCACAAGCGCTTTCCGAGCTAATAGCATTAGGGGAGAAACAACGCCGATTCATTGAGGATAAGGAGAAAGCGGTTGATCATTCCGATCGTGAAACGATCTTGCCGATCCGCGCTAAGGAGAAACGCGCACATGTGAGGCTCACAGAGCGCGAGAAAGTGCAATTACATTTTAACTTCAACTAAACCACAAAAGAGAAAGAAAAAATACTATGATTACTATCGATGAAATACGCCAAGCGGAAAGCACGCTTGATGACATAAACGAGGAGATCCGGGAAGCACGGTTCCACGATGATCAGGAGCGCGAGGAGTTTATGCTTAAAGAGAAACGAGAAATAGAGAAGGTCCTCGCCAAAGTAGATGGGGGTGAGGGATGAGGTTGTACTATGTAAAATATATTTCACATGAAGGCCATAACACAGAAGAGTTTTTTGGATCCAAGAAAGATGCAAAGAAATGGATAAAAGAAAATAAAGATGATTATGATTATGTAGATGACGAGCCAATCCCATGCTTCCTTAAGTCTACAAAGAAAAGCGATATTATCGCTTGGGTAAATCACTACACAAGCAAATCATGACTAAACCAAACGAGTCCGACACAATTGCGCGCCTTTGCGTGGGCCTCCTCGTCTTTTTGGCGATGAGGTTCGCGCCCAGGGTGATTGAAGCTTGGCAAAAGCGCCAAGGTATGAAAGGAGAAATGCGATGAGTGAAAAAGATAAAGAAGTTTTATGGATGCTAGAAGAATACAAAAAGGAATTCAATGAGGGCGTTGAGGTTTGGTACAATTACAGAATCATGAATCCTGAAGATCGGGATTTACCGAAAGTAGGTGTTGCATACGCAAAGATTAGAAGCGTAGATGGCGATAGGCTAGACTTGAATAACGGACATGAAGCCAAGTGGAATGGATTGCGGTATGAAATTGAAGACCTCGGAGCATTTGTGGAATTACGATCTTCAGAAACTCTAGAGAAAGTCTTTTACCCTGAATTGTTTTTGGAAAGACAATGTCTGATTCTTAAAGAAAAGGGACCTAGGCATATATAGTAATAAGGAGAAATGCGATGACTAGATGGCAAAAATCAATTACTCTAAAAGCAATCCGTAATGATCAGATAAAAGGGTTTGAATGCGGATTTATTGCAAAACCGGAAGACATGATAGGAAAACTTGAACCCTTCGTACAATGTTGGCATATTCAATATTTGAGTGATGGCACACAAGAATTTTTTACTAAAATTAAAGATGCACAGGAGTGGATACGCAATTTTGGTGAATAAGGAGAAATAACTCTTTAACCCCGTACCCCCTCAAAAAAGCGTTTTGTTTCGCAACATGAGTATTTACCCTCGTAAGCGATCAAAACGCTTTTTAGGGTACTCTAGGGTAGCTTAAACGGCAAATCTGTAGCTTCTGTATCCATCTGTAGTTTACCAAGGCGGATCAGATTTATTTTCCTCATTATGCAGTCGCGCTTCCGGAGAGAAAGTGCCAATGCTCTTCTCAAATACTAGATGACATGCTCTGTCTGTCTCTCCGCCTCGGTTCTTTGCGAGATGGCAAAGAATCTTGTCCTTCGTATCATCGAGCTTCTTGTCCACCGATAGGAGAAACGCGACATCGCAATCCTGCTCTATGGACCCACTCTCACGCAAATCCGATAGCATTGGCTTACGGTTGGCGGTTTCGAGTTGTCTGTTCAGTTGAGAAAGGGCGAGGATCGGAATCTGTAGTTCCATACTGATCTGCTTCAATGAGCGCGACAAATGCGATACTTCCTGCACTCTGCTATCAAATCCTGGAGCGGATAGGAGTTGCAGGTAATCAATCACCGCAAGCCCGACATCTCCCTTCGCTCGTTCCTGGGCGAGAAAGGCGCGGAATGAATCAAGCGTGGCCTTGTTATCATCTTTGAAAGTAATAGGCCATCCCTGCATCCTCTTTGTGGCATCCTCGAGCTTTTTGCGATGGGCGGGAAGAAGCACTCCCGCTTGGCGCGGACGGGCAACCCCGCTTTCGCGGGAGAGTAACCGTCCTGCGCATTCACTCGCTGACATTTCGAGGGATGCGTAAGCCACGCGGTATCCCCTCTTCGCAATCTCATGAGAGAAATGTATCGCTAGTGCTGACTTTCCTACTCCGGGTCTTGCACCTATGCAATACAATCGCCCAGGTGTAAATCCACCGCCAAGATAATCATTCAACTTTGGGAACCCCGTGGGGATGGCGGAGGAGTCTCCCGCATCTATCGATAGAAACTCGGAGTATGCTTCCTTTGCCGCCTCTCACGCTTGCACCTGGCCTTTGACCGGCGACAGGGCTTTTGCCACTTGCAAGTTGAAGGGCCCCGCGATCTCCTCTGTTGGTTTTCCCTGCTTGAGAAGATCCATCGATTCCATGAGGGCGCGTTCCGCGAGTCTTCTGTTCCGAGAATCAACCAATTGCTCCACATATCTCTCCACCTGTCCACCGCCAAACTTCTCCGCAAGTTCAAGAGCTTCCGACGCATACTCAGGTAACTCGATTGCCACATCCACCTCATTCAACTCGGATCGGGAACCGATCAGGCGGAATATCGCGCTGTGCGCGGGCGAGGAGAAGTCATCCTCTGTTAAACGCTCAAGGGCGATGGCAGAGGAGAGATTACTTTCGTCACGCAGACATGCGGAAAGAACCGCCTGCTCGGATGTGAAGTAATCCATCAGTCGAATTTGAGCTTTGGCTCGGAAGACTGTGGAATATTCTTTTTAATCCACATTCGACATGCATTCCGAAAACCTGCGTTCCAATCCACATACTTAGTCCCTTTGCTCTTTGCCCAATCTCTGAATATTGCAATCGCCTTCTCATGATCAATTCCATGATTCTCCGCAATCTCTCTAGGAGGATCAAAGTCATCGGGAATTTGGGTGGCCTTTTTCTTTTTAGGCTCAGAAGGCTCAAGTGTCTTGGTGGAGCTATTTTCGCTATATTTAATATTAGAACAATTCGTAGAATTGTCGTGTGCGCGCGAGGAAGTGTCTCCGTGAAGACACTTGGAGTAATTTGAGAGTCCGCAAATTATGAAGTGCTTTAGTCCCTCATGGTACTTAAATGTACCCTCATCCGTTACGAAGTCATTATCGTGCAACCATTGATTAAATCTATACAATAAATTGCCCTTTAGTGTTACAGATGTTTTCTTTTTATCGAAACACACCTCTGTCTTTTTCTGTATTTCGTCTGTCATTATAATCCTAAAATTGTGCAAACAAGTCCTATGATAATTGTGAAAAATACGATCCCACATATGGCAAATAACATGCCTTGGGCGAGTAATTTGAGTGCTAATTTTATCCCATCCATGACACTCATTTGTTTAGCATATGATGCCTCAGAATTAGAATGGCATCTGCTGTTTTTAGTGTTAGTCCCTTGGTTGAGGGAAAGAACTGCTTGGCGTGGTTCATGAGCGCTTTCTTGCGCTTGTTTGAGGTTAGTCCACTTAGTCCACTCAGCCCTTTCTGCCACTCCTGTGGACGCACCAGGACAAACGGAATCTCCAATGCCCTGAGTACGCCTTCCAAGAATCCGCATGATTTACCAAGCTTAAAGCTAGTACTCGATGGTATCGCCTTCCCCGCAAAGGGAGGAACATGCTCCACCACAGCCTCGATGCTCGTCACATCCGGATGGTCTTTGAGATCCTGCATATGCTCCACAAACTCGAAGTCCTCATCAAGGGTATGTAACGCAATCTTATGCTGTCCTCCCCATGCAATTGCGTACCCACCGGACTTACCGGGGTCTATCCCTATTGTAAGTCTCATGTTTTCTCCTCCTCGTCTCCGCAATCTTCCTCGAAGTGCAGGATGAGATCAGGATCGCTCACATTATTAAGGTCCTCCTTACGCAAATGGGCGACCACTTGTTCGAGCGCCGCTTGCATGACGGTTACCGCACCGAATAGATCCGCTTTGGCTAATTTATCACTCGCTAAAGCAAGTGCCTGTTTAGTGTTGTCCAGGTAGTTCATGCCGCCTTTCCCTCCGAGTCGCGTCTCACCGCATTGGCGAAATCAGTTATGTCTATGGTACGCCTGTTGCCTACCGTTACGCTATGTAGCTCGTATGATTCTATGATCC